GTTTCAGGTCTTGGTTTAGCGGCATCTGGTCAACTTGCACGTCAAGGCTTGCCTCGTGTAACTTATAATCAAGCTTCAAATCAAAATACACCTGTTCCAATTGTAACACCGCCTCAATCTGCACTTTTTCAACAAGATATTTTCTCTGGATCTCCTAAAGCTCCAACACCTGCGGCCCCTTTAAGCCCTATACAACAAATAAGGCAAGAGGCTATGAGAAAAAGCAACATCAGACAAAGAGCGGCGCAAAACCCAGCAGTAGCTTCGAGCTTACTTGGTGGGCTTGGAAGCGCCGATCTTCTTTAGTCTTCAATTACAGCGTAGCCACCTAGACCACTACCGACTGGCGGTGGTGGGATTTTTGTCATTTGCTGACCTGTAGCTGCAGATACTCTATTGTACTCCTGGTCTATCATACGAGATAACTGACGACCTATAGCTCTATCCTCTTGATCTGCTATGAATACTAACTTAGCATAGGCATCAAGGTTTAGTCCTACTGATTTATATTTTCCGGGGTTTGGCATAATGGAGGTTCCTTCCCAATAATGTTAGCAAGAACAACATATAATCCCAGAAGGCTTGGGTCAAGACCCAAATACGGTAATAAAAAAGTTATTATCAATAATATTAAATTTGATTCTAAGTGGGAATCAGAACGATATTTGTACCTAAAATCCCTCGAACGAGCCAAGACTGTAAAAGATTTAGAGCTGCAAGTAAGGTTTAATCTGGAAGTAAATGGTCAAAAGATCTGTGCTTACATAGCCGACTTTAGATACAAAAGACAAAATCTAGAGGGTGATTGGAAAGAAATTATTGAAGATGCCAAAGGCGTAGAAACCCCTGAATTTAAACTAAAAAAGAAGCTTATGAAAGCGTGTCTTGGCATAGAAATATATTTATCTAAAAGAAAGTAGTTGACATAATAAATTAATTAGTCATATTTTAGTGTTCTAGCAGATTAAAATAACTAAGAGAGGTTTATTATGTCAAATATTGAATTGTTTACTCGTCGTGACGAGCTTGCTCAACAAATCCGTTTGTTGAAAGTCGAGGTAAAAGAGATTGATGAAAAGTTGTCAGACTCTTATTTGCCGATTGCACGTCAAAAATTAAGCGAACTTGGAAAGGACTTTGGTTCAACTAGCGTTTTAGTTGATAACATGAAGTTCAAAGTAAAAGTTGGTAAGAAAGTCGCTTGGGATCAGGAAGCCTTAAAACAGCTCTTTATCAGTATGTCCCCAGAAAATGCAAATCATTACGCAAAAATTACTTATCATGTAGAGGAAACCAAATATACTGCGGCTCCTCCAGATGTGCGTGATCAATTGCAATCTTGCAGAACCACTGAGATTGGTTCTTTTAAAGTAGAATTGGAGAAAATATAATGGGATTAAATATTATAACTGCCGATCAACGTATGGCAGAAACAAGAGGTCATAAAATCGTTGTGTGTGGTCCTAGCGGAGTTGGTAAGACAACTCTTGCTAGAACATTAGATTACGATAGCACATTGTTTTTTGATCTTGAAGCTGGAGATGCAGCTATTGAAGGTTGGCCTGTTGATGTTATCAGACCTAAGACCTGGGGGGAGTGTCGAGACTTTGCGTGTTTCTTAGGTGGTCCTAATCCGTCACTGGCAGAAGATCAGCCATACGGTAAATCACACTTTGATTATGTTTCGAGTCTTTACGGTGAGCGTGAAGAAGTGATGAACAAGTATGATACTTTGTTTATTGATTCTATCACGGTTGCCGGACGCTTGTGCTTTCAGTGGTGTCAACAACAGCCAGAGAGCAGATCAGATCGAACAGGCAAGTTAGATACAAGATCAGCTTACGGTTTACATGGTCGTGAGATGATGGCTTGGCTAACGCATATACAGCACATTAGAGAAAAGAATGTAATCTTTGTTGGGATCTTAGATGAAACAACTGATGATTATAATCGTAAGCAATATGCTCTACAAATCGAAGGCTCAAAGACAGGGCGTGAATTACCAGGCATTGTGGATGAGATTATTACCATGTCTATTTTAACTGGCGAGAATGGACCCTACAGGGCCTTTGTGTGTCAGGCGCTAAATGAGTGGGGTTATCCAGCTAAGGATCGCTCTGGTCGTCTTGACGTGCTTGAAGAGCCACATTTAGGTAAACTGATTGCTAAAATGGGGAGCGGCAAACCCCAGCCAACTGTTTTTGTCGATCCTAAAACACAAACACCATTAGAGGAGGTGACTACAAATGATTAATTTAAATGAAGTGCAGCCAGAAACAAGTCAAATGGAAAGAACATTAATTCCACTTGGTACAGTAGCGAGAGCAATCATCTTAGTTAAGATGGGCGATGTAACAATTCCAGAGTTTGGCAATGGTCAGTGGTTTAAAAAATCGCAGTCTTCATCAGCTAAGTGGATGGAATTGGAATTTACAATTGTAGGCGGTCAGTTTGATCGTCGTAAGTTCTGGGACAGGATTTTTGTTGATGGCGACAAGCTAGGTGAAAGTGGCATTCCATTGGCTAAAGAAATTGGCTTACGCACTTTGCGCTCAATCATTGAGAGTGCAAACAGCTTAGACCCATCTGATATGTCTCCAGAAGCTCAGTCTCGCCGTCAGATCTCTGGTGTAGATGCTTTAAATGGCATGGAGATTTGTGCCAAAGTAGGTGTCAAGAAAGGGACAAATGGCTACGAAGATGCAAATAAGCTTATGGTAGCATTGACACCAAACCAAAAAGAGTTCATTTCTTCAGGTAATAACGCTACTCAGCAGGTACAACAACCATCGTACCAGCCACAGGCACCAGCTCCGACACAGCCCGCATCTAGTGGGCCTATACCAAGTTGGGCAAATAAATAATCTAGCGGTAGGACTCTTAGTTGTCTGCTAGAAACACGGAACGGGGGGCCGTGAGCCGCTAACCCCCCAACTTTCTAGTAGCGTAAGGAAATCAAATGTTATTAAGACCCTATCAAGAGGTCGCTGTTTCAGATGCGTCAACAGCATTAGACAAACACAGCAACACAATCGTAGTAGCACCCACAGGAGCTGGAAAAACTATTATGATGTCTGCCTTGATTGGTAAAAGGCATAAAAAAGGGAAGCGCGTCCTGGTTCTACAACATAGAGATGAGTTGGTAGAGCAAAACAGCATTAAGTTTAGTAAAGTAAATCCAGCCATTACTACCAGTATTGTAAATGGTACGATAAAACATTGGGAAGGTGATGCAGTCTTTTCTATGGTTCAAACCATGTCTAGGGATGCCAACTTACGAAACCGACCTAAATTTGATATGGTTGTCATAGACGAAAGCCACCATGCTGCCGCTCAAACATATCAAAAGATAATTGATGCAGTTCGAGAAGACAACGAATATGTTGAGGTTGTTGGGTTCACGGCTACTCCTAATCGTGGAGATGGAAAGGGTCTGGGCAAGGTCTTTAATAATTGCTCACATCAGATTGAATTAAATACATTAATCCGTGAAGGATTTCTAGTGCCGCCAAAAGCATACGTTATTGATTGTGGTGTTGCAGAAGCTTTAGATGGCGTAAAACGAAAAGGTAACGACTTCGATATGGAAGAAGTCGAGGCAATTATGAACAAGCGCGTCATTAATGAACGTGTGGTTCACGAATGGAAAGAACGCGCAGGGAATAGAAAAACTGTTGTGTTTTGTTCAACTATAAATCATGCCGCAGGTGTTTTAGAAATTTTTCTTATAAATGATGTAAATGCTAAAATGGTTATTGGTGAAACGCCAAAAGCAGAGCGACGGCAAATCCTGTATGATTTAGAGTTTGGCGATGTTCAAGTCGTGGTGAACGTAGCAGTATTAACGGAAGGGTTTGACGCCCCACCAGTGTCATGCATTATCTTAACCAGACCATGTTCATACAAATCCACAATGGTGCAGATGATTGGTCGAGGTCTGAGAATAATAGACCCTGAGATTTATCCAGGCCAGATTAAAAAAGACTGTGTTGTTTTAGACTTTGGCACTAGCATTTTAAAGCATGGAGCTTTAGATGAAGCCGCTAATCTTGATGGAAGACCAAAAGACCCAAACGCAGAGGCACCAACAAAAGAATGTCCAGAGTGCGATTTTATTATCCCAGCCAGCTCAAGAGTGTGTCCTAACTGTGGTCATGGTTTTGAGGGCATTGCCAAGTCTGAGCTAGCTGACTTCACATTGACTGAATATGACTTAATGGAACTATCGCCATTTTTGTGGATGGATATATTTGGCAACGGTTCTTGCTTAATGGCAATGGGGTTTAACGGTTTTGGAGTGGTAGGTACAGTGGGAGACACATCCATTGGGCTAGTTAAGGCCAAGAACAAACGTAAAATGCGACCAGTGGCTATTGGAGGAAAGGTACAGGCTATGTCAGCAGCCGATGACTTTATGCGAGAGATTGAAGACAGTAGCGGAGCCAACAAGTCCAAACGATGGCTTAATGAAAGGGCCACAGATAAACAACTTGCATTGTTAAAAAGAAATGGTGTGGAAGTTTTTGCATTTGATTTCTCATGGACAAAATATAAAGCCGCCTGTTGGTTGAGTTATCTTTGGAACAAGGATGACATTGATGAAATGGTGGAGGAAATCAATCATGAATAGAAACGATTTAATTAATTCAGCTAAAGAATTAATCAATGGTGACAGGGCAAATATCTATGGAGATGTAAAAATTAACCATGAACGCATTGCTGGCGGTTGGAATATTATCGCTCAAGCAGCAGTGAAAAGTCACGGTGATTTGACACCAGCGCATATTACGTTGATGATGGATTGGACAAAGACCTGTAGATTATTAGAAACTATGGATCATCAAGACTCCTGGGTAGATAAAATAGGCTACGCAAGTTTAGGTGGAGAAATGGCAACAGAGGAAGAGTAATGCCAAGATTTGAAATGTCTATATTATTTGCGTTGGAAAACAAAGTTGGGGAGGTTAGCACAGAAGAATATGATATGATTTGTTGGGCTGATAATCCAAATGATGAAGTGCAAGTACATAAAGCAGCAACTCAAATTGTAGACAATCATACAGATGATTTAATTGATTTAGATAAAATAGTTTTGTTTGGCATAGCCTACATAAGAACGAAGTCAGACAGAACAATAAATTTACTTTTTGAGAACCACGAAGTTGATAAAGATAAGATAAAAAGAGTTATGGATTTATACAGCCATGACCATAAAAACAAAAAAATACATTAGGGGAGAGATATGTATTCAGATCCAAGAAAACCTATAGAAGAGCTGTCATTAATTTTTAATGCTATCGGCTGGGAAAAAAGATTGTGCGATTTAACTGAAAAACAAGTTCAAACATTAATCTTTGGGTTGCAAAATGCTCAAAGAATCGAAGGGGAGATAACTATTGGAAAACTCGAAGACATTTACTATGAGTCAACTGGCCAGACCGCAACCACCAGTCTCCCCTTTTAAAAACACTATTGATCACATTGAGTTTGCTGTTGATGAAGCAATTGTTGAAGCTAATAGTAAGAAGCCAAAAAGAAAATACTTAGGTGCTTCTTCTGTAGGTGATGAATGCTCAAGAAAAATTCAGTACAGGTTTATGGGCTATCCGTCTGACAAAGAAAAAGAGTTCAGTGCTAGGACATTGCGTATCTTTCAGTTTGGGCATGAGATTGAGGACTACGCTGCAAAGTGGTTAAGAGATGCAAAGTTTGATTTAAGAACAGAAGACACAGATGGTAAGCAGTTTGGTTTTTCAATAGCAGATGACCAGATAAAAGGTCACATAGATGGCGTTATTTGTGATGGGTCAGTATCTATGAACTATCCGTTCTTATGGGAAAACAAATCAGCAAACGACAGAAAGTTTAAAGAATTTGTTAAAGTTGGTGTTGCAAAGGCCAATAAAGTTTACGCAACTCAGATAGCTTTGTACCAGGCGTACATGGATCTAGAAGAAAATCCATGTTTATTTACGGTTGTTAATAAAAATACGAGCGAGATTTATTATGAATTAGTTCCGTTTGATAAGCATCTCGCTCAATCCGCAAGTGATAAAGCAGTAAATATATTAGCCGCTATAAAATCAGGTGAAACTCTACCACGCATTGCACAAAGCAAAGATTTCTTTTTGTGTAGGTTCTGTGATTTTCAGAATACGTGTTGGGATTAATAAAAATAAAAATATAAACGTGGGTGGTAAAAATGGGTGTAGTTAGAATTGGGAATACAAAATCAAAAAATCTAGCAGATGATATTAGTGATAGAGTACCAAGATCAGTACAGCTTAGAGCATTAGTTGATACATATCCCAATGGGATAATGCGAGGTACACAGTTTGAAATTGGATCTTTAAGTGGAGAAGAAGGTAAATCATTAAAGATATCCGTTGATCTAAACAGAGCTGATTTCATGCAGGGTATGGATTTCAGTACCCA